AACCTGCTGGTTTGATCAAACAGAAGGAAAACTAAAAGAATGGAATGGTACAGAATGGGTATATAAATTACCAATTGCATTTGTTGAAATAGATTGCAATGGCAATTTATTGTTTACTGATAATGTAAAAGGCAGTTATTCATTTATTAAAATACAAGATCAACCAACTATTGGAAGTTTGTTTTCTTCTTTACAAACTAACGGGTTTGTTCTAACGTTCAATCATCCACAGCCTGGAAGCGATGAATTATTAGATGTTCCGATGTATGAGCAATTGGGCATAGGTACAGATGGCTCAGCAGACGAAAGACGTCAATTAGGCACAGAGATTCGTTATGCGTTGGGTTATCCTGTTGTTGACGTAGAACTTACACAAGAACAAATTGATTTCTTTATAACACAAGCCATTCAAACGCTTCGCGAACGCTCGAGCATAGCATATAAGCGTGGTTTCTTTTTTATGAACGTTCGCTCAGAGACACAACGTTATATTCTTACCAACAAAGCGCAGGGATATGATAAAATTGTTCAAATTATGGGAATTTATCGTTTAACGTCAGCATTTTTAAGTTCCGCACATGGTGCTGGTGTTTATGGTCAAATTGTTTTGCAGCACTTATATAACATGGGAACATTTGATCTTTTAAGTTATCATATTATATCTGAATATGTAGAATTAATGGAAATTTTATTTGCTGGTCGCATAACATTTACGTGGAATGAACAAACTCGCGAATTGTTTATACACCATCGGTTTCCATTTTCTGAAAGAATGGTATTAATAGAAGCATCGGTAGAAAGAACAGAACAGAATATTCTATCCGACAGATGGTGCAGACCCTGGATTAGAAAGTTTGCATTATCACAAGCAAGAATTGCTTTGGCTGAAATTAGAGGAAAATATTCAACATTACCCGGTGCTGGCGGAGGTGTTTCGTTAAACGCAAGTGATCTTCGGGCAGCAGCAACGGAAGATCTAAGACAATGTTATGAAGAACTTGAAAATTATGTTGTTGAACAACCAGAAGAATATGGCTATGCAACGCAATTTATAATGGGATAAATTTTTTGATAAAAATACATATTTTTTGTTCATTTTGATAAATAATAATGTCCACTTTACTTTTGAGGAGAACTAATAATGAACATTCCAGGCGCATTTACTTTAGTTGATGTTGATTTTAACCGAACAGAAGAGCCTGCTCTTTTACTTCGTAGCGCAGGCGGTGTAGACACGTATATGCGTTGGTCCAAGCTCACACCCAGCGCTCAGAGCGAATTGTATGATATTATGGGAACAATCGATGCATCTGCAACAGATTGGACGTATGCCACAGATGCAATCAGCATTACAGGCACGGGCGTTACACCTCTAGCAGCAACAGAGGTTCCTGCTGGCACATACAATCTTAACGTTAATGTTGATGGTGCTGGTGCAGTTGATGTTCCTGTTGTTGTAACAGCAGGTATGACATTTCAGCAAATGCTCGATGATGCATTTTTGCCATCACTAAAAGTAGCATTTCCGGCTGCTAAGGCTTACTGGACACAAGTTAACGCAACAACACTCAATCTAGTTGTTGAAACAGGCACAGTCGGAACGACAGGTGCTGTCGTCGTTGTGGCTGGCACATCCGATGATTTAATTACAGCAATTAACGGAACCTCTGCTTGGGCATGCGCAGTTGCAGCTGGTGTTGCTGGTGCGAATGGTGCATCCACTCTACCCGCAGGCGTCATTGGTTCTGCAACAATTAACTTTACAGCATTACCAGCCGTAACACCCACAACGGCGTTAGGCATTACTGCAGGTAACTATACGTTTGAAGTCGCCGTTGACGGTGGTACATCAACAGTGTATACTGTTGCAGCAACCGGAACTGATACTATGACAACAATGGCAGCTTTGATGGCAGCACAGCTAGCAGGCAAGGCAACTGTAGCAGCCGTCGGTACAGGTTTTGTTATTACCACACTAACGCCTGGCTCAGCAGGTTCGGTAGCTGTAACAATTCCTGCTTCCTCCGGTACAGATTTGGTTGGTGCTATTAACACTTCATTAACAGCAACACACGCTGTAACAACAGTACCAGGTGCCGACGATTGGATGACACGACTCGAAAACGTAAAATCCTTAACAGGCTTCCCGCTTCTCCAATCAGTAGGCAATGGTGCTTTTGTTGAGAAGGGACCAAAGCCAACAGCTCTTGGCAAAGCAGTTCAAACATATGTATATTGGGACGGTGCTGCTTGGAAGTACTATGTTAATGATGTAACAGTTGGTCCAACAGTAAATCCACCCGCAAACGTTTAAAGAAATTTAAAGCTTGCTTGTTGGCAAGCTTAATAAGCCCCGCCGAATCGGCGGGGCTTAAAGCCCCGCCGAAGATAGCATCTTCGGCCCGACGCCTCCTACGTGGAGGCGTTTCTTTTTGTAAGATACAATAAACTTCACGATTTTCTCGACTAATTTTCGATAAATAAACAAGTCTGGTTGTGGAACATAGTACAATAAACAAGAGAATAAAACATGACTGAAAATAACTGTTACATAACAGCAACAGGAACTCAATGTCCCAAACCTTCAAATTATACGATCTGTCGTCCTTGGGATTTCACAGTAAGTCGCGATCAATGTTACATTGACAGCTTGGGGGCACAGGCATTAGATATTGCTGGAGCGCAAGTTAATGTGTATAAATTGTTAGGCGTACATGAACAAACAAAATTATTAGATTTAACAGGAGACGGCGATCCAATTTCGGGTGGTGACGCTCTTTATTTTCCTGCAAGCAACGCATTTACAATTTTTGCAAAAGAATGGCGCTCAAAACAAACGGGCCAACAAGTTTTAACAAGTGCTTACATTGGTTATGATTTTGGTTTTATTAAAATTTCTACTGGGAGACAACGTTATGGTATAGATACCAGTATACGTAATACAATTTCCACAATTAAAATTAAACAAAGTAATAATCAAAATAATCGAGTAACGAAAGCAAGAATTGAACGTTCTGAAGACGGAAAGTCGTGGTATGGTGTAGCAATTGTTCATTTGCCAGATAATGATTTATTAAATACAATTCATTTTAAGGCATCAGTTCCTGCCAGATACTGGAGATTACGTCCGTTAGAGTTTGCTGGACAACAATGTGATTATTGGGGTGTTCAAGCTTTAGAAATGTCCGAATATGAAGAAACGGCACTGAATAATATTGAAGATAAAATCTTTCTTGAAAATAGAAACAGAGATTATAATAAATTACCAATAACACTCAAAGGATTTTATACATTATCATCCATATCTTCAGACCTTACAAAGTTTGGCATACAAATACCAACAGCAACATATCAAATTACAATAAATTTTAATAGATGTGTTGCTTTACTTGGACGACCGGTTGTTGTGGGCGACATAATTGAATTGCCGAGTGAAACACAGTATACACCTGACTTAAAACCAATCAAACGTTATTTGGAAGTAACGGACGTTACCTGGGATCCCGGTTCATATACACCCGGATGGCAGCCAACAATGTTACTTGTAACAGCTGTCCCTGCAATGGCTTCACAAGAAACACAAGACATATTTGGTGATTTACGTAAAAATACTGACGCTTCTGGTTTGTTTGATAATGACGATGGAAACCATCCAAAGTGGCAAGATTATAGCGAAATTGATCAAACCATTCAAGAAACATCATTAAGTAAAGGAAATGTGCCACAAAGAGGTAGTGAAGGCTCAAATGTTGTTCGCGAATTTACAGAAGAAGAAATAACACAAGCAACTGCCGATGGCTTTCCTAACATACAAAAAATCGGGTTCACGAAAAAATCATTATATGTCGAAGATGCAATCCCACAAAACAATGCACCCTATACTGAAGGACCAGAGTTTCCATCTTCACCAAGCGATGGTGATTATCACCGTATGACATACGAAGGTTTATCTAAAGATGTGCCAGCGCGTTTATACAGATGGTCAACTTTAAAGGGACGGTGGGTTT